GGAGTTTAAAACCATCATACTCTAAGTCTTTAAACAGTCTGGGATTTATTTGAATTTCAGGGTTTGAACTAACAGTATAGTTTGCAAGCACACTAGGTCTTTTAGAAGCATAGGCATCACTCATCATCCGTACTTTAAGTTTTCTTAACTCAGGGTATGCCTTATATAATTCTGGGTGGTCTAAAATCTCTTCTAAAGAAACTCCGTCAGGAACTATCTTATCTTCGTTTATAGTACCATACTTATTATGACTTCTTACACTACTACGTTGTAAGTCTAAAAATTTTTCCGTATCAAAGATAGCAACACTGTCATCTATCTCAGTCATAAACTTATTATTTAAACTTACTGTCCACCCATGTTTAGTCCATAAGTTATCTAGTTTGTCTGTTACTTCACTGGCTAACTCTTCAGGCATATTTTTAATATCAAGAACTAAATTACCATCGTAAGTAAAGTCTCCATTTTCATCTACGTCTACTTTTTTATTTAATTCTGGCTTAGACTTTAAAAAATCATACAGTTCAGACTTAGTTTTTCTTAAACTCATCGTAGGCTGTACAACCCCCTCTACTTTCTCAAGCCCTTTACCAGATGATTCATAGGCAAACATTCTAGGTAATGCTTCTTTTTTCAAAGGTTTAAGTGCATTAACTAACATATCGCCTGCTACTGGTACAAGACCCGCAGCTGCAAAAGTACTATGTAATAAACCTTCTCCAATTCTTCCATCTTTGAAAGCATTAACTGCATCTTCAACAGCTACGGCATCTCCATAGATAGGAGTAAAGTCTGCAACACTAGTTAAATTACTAGCAGTAGATGGAGATAAACCTAAAGTGTTATGTAAATAATCAAAGGTAGAGTTTCTAAGACTGTTTTCATCATTCTTCCTATTTTCTAATGCCTTTAAATTAACAAGTTCTTTATACTGACTTTGAAAAGATTCATTATCTCTTAAAGCCACTAAATCTTTTAAATCTGGGTTCTCTTTAGCATCCCAAATAGATAGGTTTCCTTCGGTCTTAACATACTGAGGGTCTAATAACTTATTTATTTTTTCTTGACTAACAACTCGTGAGTCAATAGGAAAGAATACTTTCTTTAAAAGAGACCGTTCTTCATTTAACTTATTGGCTTCTTCTTCTGTAGCTACTATAGTAGGGTCATAGTTAGGAAAAAAAGGAATTTCTTTTGTTCTACTCTGTACCATTCATCTCTTCCCTAAGATATTTAAGTCTACGTAATGCACCTATTGCACCCTGTAGTCTGTGAATAACAATGTGGTTATCAGACTGTTCTAAGGCTGTATGGTTCTTTGCAATAGCATCGTCTATATACTCAACAAAGTTATCCCACAGAGGTTTGTCATTAACTAATTTTTTTAAATTCATTGAACAGTACCTTGATTAGCTGAAAAACCGGGTTCATCAGGAGTTGGCACTGAGCCTGTTCCTATAGTAGCTCCTCCCGAACCTTGAGTATCTTGCACTTGTCCTCCAGTAGGAGCTTGAGGTTGTTGAGAAGGTGGTTCTCCAGGACCTTTAGGTTGTGCCTGTTGGGGAGGTGGTGGATTCTGTTCCTGAAACTTTCTAAGTATTTCAGCCTGTACTGCAGCCTGTCCCATAGAGTTAGCCACTTTGTCGGGGTCTAAGTCCATAGACTTTGCTATTTCTCTTACAATATAATCCATTCGTGCAAACGGAGCAAGAGCAGGATTAGATACTGTCTGCATAAACTGCATTAGTCTCTGGCTACGTACCTCATTAGCCATAAGACTTTCTGTACCCTGTGCCTTTACTTCTAGGTCTCCCTTTATTTCTGGGTCAAAGTCAAACTGCATATTAAAACTAAAGAATGCCTTACCTAAAGGTCCTAGTAAATAGTCATCAACATTTTTTATAACACTTCTTATGGAGTTATTAGCAGCACTCATCAACATACTAATGCCAGAAGCAGTACGTCCTACTCCTGTTACACCAGTCTGTCCGTGAGCAAACGAAGGAAACCCTGTACTCTCATCTGCTAATACTCGTGCTTTATCAAACATCTGCATGTTTTCATTCGACACATTAGGAAACTTTGTACCAAAGATACCCTGACCGGGGGCCCCGCCCTGTCTTCTAAATACTTTTCCCGGATAAACAGATAAGTCTTGACCCGGAACTAAATTAGTCTCATCTACTTCTATAAGTAAATTACCTGATAGTGCAGCATTGTCTACAGACATACGCATAAAACCATTCATTAGTGTTTGTGTATCATCCATGTTTTCTGCAATACCCACACCAAAAATACTGTAAGGATTCATCTCATAGGGAGTAGCATAGTAGGGCAAATAAGCAGGGGTAAACGGATTCATAACAAGACGCAACACATTGTTGTTACAAATCCAAACATTCACGCTAACTTGTTCTACATCACCAAGCTCTGCAGGTATTTCAATATCGTGTTCTTCAATAATGTCTCTATCAACAAAACCCCAAAACTCTAAGACTTCAAACCTTTCGGCTCTGTCTTCTTCAGAGTTGTCTTCCATAACATGTTCCCACCATTCTTTATTATACATCTCTCCTTCACTGAGACATTTTTCAATAGCATTACTTCTAAAGAATGGTCTACGTTTTAATGCACGTAATTGAGAACGAGACATCTTGTGACGTTCTATAATATATTCTGCTTCATCCATATTATTTGCATCGGGGTCTGGATAAAAATTCCAAATAGATACGTTAGACGTTTGAGGAACAGTCTTAAATAAAGGAGCATACAGTCCATCTTCATCCCAATTAGGGTATTCTTTATCTACAGCAAATGGTCCTTTCATAATACCTGTGCCAAAGAGAGCCGCTTCAAATGCTGCAGAACGTAACTGTTTCTTTGCATTAGACTCTTCTAGTTGGTCATGTATCTTCTTTTCCATCTTCTTTGCTGCAACCATTGCAGGATGAAAGTTTACAGAGGTAGGACTTCCTGTGGACTTTAATTCTAAGTTATCTTCCACACCACTTAAGTCATCCTTTAGAGGACCTATACGTTCCATAAATTCAGGAAAAGTTTCTCCCGGTAAAAGTTCAGAAGTTTCTTCTTCTTGCGTACCAACTATTTCTTCTTTAGCTTCTTTTACTTTGGGGTTAGTTTCTAAACTAACTGTATCCTCTACTCCATCAGGAAGTATAGTAGGGTCAATACTAAGTGGAAATTTATTACCACCAAACAAAACTTCTACAAGTTGCCCATAAGCAGCAAGAACTTTAGTCTTTGTTACTTTAACAAATACTCTGGATTTTTCTGTAGAAGTAAACTGCACCTCTGGAGAATAGAGTCCTCTATAGTTTCTATAGGCTTGTATCCACCGTTCTTCATCCCCTCTTCTGGCTGTTTCAGCCTTGCTATACTTGCCCTTAACAAAACTTACTATATCTCCTACTGACTCATCTAAGAAAGAATTTTCCTTTATGTCATCAATTCCAACAGCCTGTTCCGAGTCAGCAGTTATTTCATCTTCTTCCATGTTTTACCTCAATATCCAAATGTTGCGTCTGCAACTTGAAACCCAGTACGTTGTGTATCAGGGTTGTAGTCAAAAAGACTACTTCGTGGTCGTGTCATAACACCATAACGCAAAGCGTCATATAAGTGGTCTTCTGCCTTTGTATCTACATCTTCCGAGTTGTTTTTGTCAAGAGGGATAGAAGGAAGTTGTGATATAATATTTGTGCAAGTATTAAAGAACACAATACGTGGCTCTTCAGTAAATTCATCGACTTGCAATCGTCTGTGTAGTTCGTTTTTTCCGGCAATTCTACTCCCCTTACTTCTGTCAGAGGGTCTCCAACGACACCCTTTAATTATCATTTGTTCGGCTAGTGAAGGTCCTATGTCCCCTCGTTTGTGCCACAGTGAACTATCTAAAACACCATACCTTATCTTACCATCTTCTGCTTCAGCTTCAAGTACCATGTCAGCCAAGTCAGTTGCTAGTACTTTAGAAGCATATAATTCTCTGTATACTACTAACTGCTCTGATGGTGTAACAGCTAACCACACTACTCCTGTGTAACTTCCATACCCATAGTCACAGGCACGAAACTTAGTCCAATTTTGAGGAATGTCATATGGTTTAACAACATGTATTTCCCTATTCCATTCTGGAAACGCTGCTCCCTCATTAACATCCCAATTACCCTCTAATAGTTGCTTACGTTGGTACTCAGGTAAAGACAAAAGATTTGCTTCATACATTCCATCTTCAGCCAAGTATGGGTTATCAAAAAGAGTAGCAGGAATAAAACGTCTTTTAAATAGCGGCTTGCCCTCTTGACTGTGACCCTTAGGCATTTGAAGAACCTTGCCTGTTTCTAAATCCGTTGCCCAAAAGGACGTATTGTGTGGAGCAGGGTCAATAAACATCTTTTTTACCCAACTATGTCCTGCACCTCCGGGGTTTGATGTAGCTCTCTGGTATAAGTCTAACCCACTTCCCTTTGCTGTACGTAGTCTTGACCTCATGTAGTCAAACGGATATGGACTCCCCCACTGTGTAAGTTCATCAAATCCTATCCAACTAAAAGCCTGTCCCTGATACCGTGTAACATCATCATCTCTGTCTAGGTAGGACATCCAGAGTGTTGCTCCTGACGGTGCTACCCAAGTCTTATCTCTTTCCATAAAGCGTATATTAGGTATTGCTTGTGGGTAGAGTTGTTTGGAAACAGAGATAAGTTCCCTCAGTTCTTCTGTTGTACGTCTTATTAGTAGTCCTCTAAACTGAGGATTATTAAAGTAACGTACAGGGTCGGCTAACATTGCGTAAGACTTACCCCCACCTGCTGAACCACCATATAATACTTCACGTTCTGTAGAGGAAAGAAACTCTGTCTGTGGTCCTTTGTTTGGTTGGAAGATAACTTTTTGTGCTTCTTCGACTTCTACTGGTTTAGGCTTTACTTGGGCATAGACTTTAGGTTCTTCTGCCAACTCTTTCGTTTTCAAGCTTCTCTGCTTTTTCAAGGGCTTTTTTGTACCTTTCGGCAAAGTAGCGTTGATTTGCAGCTGCTTTCTTACGTTTCTGTTCAATCTTTACCCTCTTTATTAAACCCACATGAG